TCAAAAAAGAATTTCAGGCTTACAAAAAAGATAAGTCTTACAAAATCAAGAATCCGGCATTGAAGTACGATATGCTTCAGCGTTACAAGCTGGTTCCGGTTTTGTCGGAAGAAAAGAAGCAGGAGTATCTTGAAAAGGCAAAAGAATATCGGTTCGGACAAATAAAGTCAGAAGTTCCTGAAGGTGTTGGGCGTATGCGGGAACTGAGGACGCTTATTGAATCGCACGTTAAAAACACGCCTCATTCAAGCGAACAGGCTGAAATCAGGGCTATTGCGAAGTCAATGGCGCTTTATGATTGGATGGATGGAATAGTAGAATTTAATAAATAACCTTTTTAAAAAACAAACCAAAAAATGCAAACCAGCGAACAACTTGAATTGGTCACGTACTACCAGCACATGATCAACACGACAGAAATTCCAAAGCCGACAGCAAACCACATCAGGTATCACATACTATTGAGCGGGGTTGAGCCATCAGAAATAAGCATGGACACGGAGACAGCCGTTAAAAAGATAATAACTGAGGTCTGCTTAGTAGTCGGAATCCCGGTTTATCAGCTATTAACCAACCGCTCGAGGAAAAGGAAGTACACATTTGCCCGCAACCTGATAATACATTTTGCGACAAGGCTGACAGACGTAAGCCTTAAGCGACTTGCGTTTTATATGTGGCAAGGGGAAGGAAATCCGAAAGATCATTCAACAATAATTCACAGTCGTAACAAGTGCCAGGAGGATATTGACAACAAATGTCAACACTTGGATTTCTACCAAAACTATACTATATTGGAATCCCGAATGCAAAACCAATTTGCACAATGGAGCCGATAACGCCTTCTGAAATTGACAATTTCCTGCGGTTCGGTGAATATCCGGCAATAAACTGTAAAGTTAAAATTGGTATATTTGCGAGAGTTATGGCATGGTTTCACGTGAAAAGATAAAATGGGAAGACCAACATTATACAGTGAAGAAGTCATTAACGCTATTTGCGAAAAGATAGCTACTTCAGGCGACGGACTTCATAAGATATGCCGTGAAAATGACGGATTCCCTGGATTCAGGACTATTTTCACTTGGTTAAGCGACCCGGACAAAAAAGATTTTCAGCACAAATACGCGCGCGCAAGAGAGGCGCAAGCTGAATTGATGGCGCATGAGATTATACAAATAGCTGATGATTCAACAAATGATACTCAGGTTGATCAGGATGGAAATATCATCACGAATCACGACAATATAAACCGGTCACGACTTCGTGTTGATGCTCGTAAATGGATTGCGTCGAAGCTGGCTCCAAAGAAATACGGCGACAGGCTTGAGGTAGAGAATTCAGGCGAAATGAAATTTGTCATAACCACACGCAAAAAAGATCAGCCAACAGTTGACAACTCAGATTGAAGTTGACGAAGACGTTTTCCTCCCTTGCTACCAACACTTACGCGATGACACCGGTATTGACATTGACCTCATATACGGAGGTCGCGATTCCGGCAAGTCCCGCGACGAAGCCCAACGGCTTGTACTTAGATGCCTGGAATCAGACTACTTCAGGTATATACTTGTAAGAAAAGGAGCCAATACGATTAAGGACAGCCAATTTCAGACCATCAAAGACGTGGTTTATGAATGGGGGCTAGAATCGCTATTTGTGTTTAATGTTTCACCTTTGGAAATCCGTTGCGTAAACGGCAATAAGTTTATTGCGCGTGGACTGGATGAGCCGGCAAAGCTGAAATCTATTTCCAACCCATCAGGCGCATGGGTGGAGGAAGGCAATCAGATAACAGAGGAAGACTTCATCTTCCTGATATCTTCGCTCCGGTCCAACCAGGGGCGCATAAAGTTAGATTTTACTTTCAATCCGGAATGTGACACGCCTGATTATACCGACTTTTGGATTTATAAAAACTTCTTTTCGCATACGGCTGAAAAATCATTCACCAACACAAAGCAATATTCAGCCGGGGGCAAAAGTTTTGAACTGACCTACAGGGCTACCCATACCACTTACCATGACAACCCATTCATAACATCGCAACGGACTGCCATACATGAATCATTTGCCGAAACCAATTACTATTGGTACAATGTGTTCACGCTTGGATTATGGGGTAACAAACTTAATGAATCACCGTGGGCGTTTGCTTTTGACAGAAAAAAGCATGTTAAACCCGGATTACAAGTTGACCATACGCTGCCGCTAATAATATCCTTTGACTTCAATAGGAATCCCATATCTTGCGTGGTGGTACAGCACGACCGGCCACATAACACAATCAGGGCGCTGGAATCAATAAAGATACCTAACTCAGGCGTGGACGAACTTTGCAACCGGATACTGATAAAGTACCCCGGGTCGCTTTACATTGTCACAGGGGATAACTCAGGCCATAACAGGCAGTCAATTCTTAAGGAACAGGTGACACACTACACCATGATTCAGCATAAGCTAAGGATTGGGCCGGGACAAATAAAGACACGTGTTAATCCCCGGCTGGAAGATAACCGGACTTTGGTTAATCTTATTTTGCAACACTACACCGTTGAAATAGATGAACAGAATGCCAGGGATTTGATATTCGACTTGGAAAACGTGCAATCGCTGGCTGATGGGACAATTTTGAAGGAAGACAGGAAGGACCCGAAGCAGCAATCAGACGTCTTGGACTGCTGGCGGTATGTTTGTAATATGGAACTTTCAGGCTTTGAAAAGCAATACCTACTTACATAAACATTTATTACTTTTGACTTATGACAACTTGCTCCACTTGTTACACCGCAACATTTGATGAATGCGACGACATTGTATTACCTGGCCTTATTGCAGGGACTGATTATGAGATAACGGTGTCCGATAAATTCGGAACTGAATACTCATTTGAAGCGACGGCTGACGGCGATGGGGATATTCTGATCATCACGAACCCGACGGACGGCGATTATGAGGACTTGGGCTTTCCTTCATTCTTCTTTAACAGGAATGCCGGTAGTTTCACGTTTATAGCGGAGGAGATAATTTCCCTTTATGAAAGGGAGCCTGCCACGTTTGAAATATTGGATATTGAGTATGATTGCATCATTGTAACGATCACTTGATGATTGATTTGTTTGTCATGGGCGGCGAACAGATGACATGGTTTGTCAATAAGGAATGCAATATCGAAGGGTTGGCAGTGAGGCGTAATGATATTTTTGTCGTACACCTTTCGCATTTGTCTGAAAAGGATTTCAGCCTTTCAAAATTTCGCTTTGATGGTGTTCCTGTGGATAAGTTTAAAGGGATTATTTACCTGGCTGATGTAAAGAAGATGGCCGTTTCGTTCCCCTTTGATGGGGTGATACCAGGGAAAAGTATTGTTTTGTTGCAGCAGATTACTGTCTTTTTTTCATGAGATTTAATCTGTGTTGCAAAATAATTTCAGGATTTGATTTTAAAAAATGCGTATTATATTTATGACGCAATAATTTTCTTATGTAGGCATCTGTTAAATTATCCTTTTCTCTTTTTGATCTTTCAACCAAATAACTATTCCATTTATCTCTATTTTCATTTACATACTTTCTGAAATTATTCTTGTTAGCTAATTTATAAACAGGAGTTGACTTAACCTTATTATAAGCCCTTTTCCTGCCTTCCTTATTGTAAGGGGTTTTTGTATAAAACTCACCTTCGCATTTTTTACATTTGTTTCTATAAAATCTCTGGCCTTCTTTTGTTTCATCAAACCTAAATTTATCAACAGGCAATATTTCTAAACATATTTTGCATTGTTTTTCAATATACCTTTCTTTTGTTCCTTTTGGTACTGATATTTGTGGCAATTCCACTTCAAGCCTACTATGAGTTTGGAGCGCAATAAAATTTATAGAATTAGTAAAAAGATCATAGCTAAAATCAAATCCTTTTTCAATATGAAATATATAAGCATCGTTTATGAGATCATTTATTTCATGCTGGAGATTATGCCGTTTTATTTTTGCGTAGGCATAATTCCTAATTTTATTTATGTCTAAATCTTCGAATCTCATTTTATAACAATTTTGTGCTTTCTGACTTTTTTGTTTCCAAGTTTATCAATAACAACGTATTCATTCTGATTTTGTACTGATTCTATTGGCTGTGCATAAAATATTGGATTTTCATAAATGGTTTCCTGATTAAATGCTTTATCGTATTCATTCTTTAAATCCGTAAAGGAGAAATCAATATTATACAATGTTGCATAAGCTGTCATAAAAACACCTATGCTACATTGATGCTTTCTAAACTTATTAAGGATTTTCAGGAAGTAACTTTCGTAAAAAATATACAAGGATTCAGGAGAAGGCGTTCTATTTGACGGCTTGGTTGGTATCAATTTATCCATTCGTCAAAAATAATAAAAATATTGGAATTCCTATAATGTTAATATTAGGTAAGCATGAATAGCATCATATAATTATTGGATACTACAATTCAAACATTTTATTTACTTTTACAAAATGCTTTCAGAAGTACTCCTCACTTCACTGCAAATCACCGGCATTTGGATATTGTTTCAGGACGGAATGATATTTAACCCACTTGTTGCCAGATATGATAATGCCGCGTGGACAAAGCCGCTTTTTTCTTGCCTGATATGTATGTCGTCATTCTGGGGATCGTTCTTTTGGGTTGCTCAATGGAGTTGTAACTTTAACATTCTTTTGTTCGTGTTGGCGGTGACAGGTGTAAACACGGTACTTAATTCAGTCATTGACTACTTCAGAAATTCACCATACTTTGAAAAATGAGTTACGAGGACATACTTTCACAGCACGGATGGAGTTTTCTAAAGAAAGAATTTTGCGGGGCGTGTTCGGGGTATAAGTTCCTTTACATCTGTGAGGCAAAGCCAGATAAGATGATCGAAGTGAAGCCGAACAAGAATACATTTGCCGTCAGGGTGAATGGGCGCAAGACGATAACTGCATTTATTTCTAAGATTGAAGAAACGCTGAAAAAGATTTAATGCTCCAATTCCTAAAAAATATCCTCCGCCAAAAATCCGCCCAATTCCCGGAAAAGACCCAACACGTAATTGTTGAAGCCTTCACCATTGGCAACAAAAAGTATTTCCAATTTCAGGACGTTTTCAATGCAGCCTACCTTCGCGGGCTTAATGCGCTGAAGTATTACGATGAATTAGCAATGCGGGTAAACAGGGAGTTCCTGGAACTTCATGTTGCAGCCGTTGACGACGTTCTTAACACGCCAAAGAAAGGAGTTATTGAACTAAACACATTGCAAACACTGAATAATCAGTTAAAGGAACGGCTCAAATGGATTGATCCGCCTGAATACATTTGGAAGTTTGCCAGTGTAGTATTTTTTGATGAATCCGAAAGCCCTTACAACTTTGACCCTGGTTATGCCGAAAAGAAGATTGAATTTTGGAAGAAAACGGCAGGCATGAAAGATTTTTTTTTGCAGCAACCACTCATTCAGCTAATACCATTTTTGCCAAAGCATCCAGTATCATGGGAGGTAGTCGTGGAAACAATAAACAAGCTAACAGAGGCACATTTGGAATCTCATTTGGCTTGCATCGTGGACAAAGAGAAAAGAAAGGATTTGAGGAAGAAATTTGGCTTGCCGGAGGTGAAGCTGGCCGGCTTGAATCACTTAGACGCGGTACAACATTAGGAGAATATATTATCTTGCGGGAGTTAAAGCTGAAAGAGGCTGAAAGGGAACGCAAGGCGGCGGAAAAAGCAAATAAAAAAAGAAGATGATTAAAGAAATTCAAATGATAATAACTGAACAGCGCCTGTTAATGATGGGATTTGAATTTGATAAGGAGCTGTCTGAATTGCCTGAACATAAAAATAAAGAAACGGTAGTGTTTTCATTACATTTTGCTCCTATAAATGCAGATAGTAATGAAGATGTAAAATTAAAGATGACAATTTTTAGAGGATCAATTATAAGTCAAGATAAGAAAATAGAAACGGATAAATTCATTGTCGGACTTGATGATGGGTATGTAATTGCTCATTTAAAATCCGTACACCAATTACAAAACCTTTACTTCGCATTAACCGGCGAAGAATTAATATATCGGGCGCAAAACGAGCCGCCAACAAGAGTAGAACAAGAAAACTCTTTTGGCGATGGCGCAAGACAATGTAATCATAAAGTTTGACCTCCAACTTTCCCCGGAATCAAAATCCACATTAGATCAATTACGTGCTTTAGGCTCTATTGACGAAGCCACGGCCCAGCAATTCGCTGAAACAAATGCCGCGCTACAAAAGCGTGATGAAATCATTGACAGCACTACCGCTTCAATGCAGAATCTTTCTAAGGCTGCCGCCGACGTTTCAAAAAACATTGTAACCGGTGCTGCTGAAGATCAGATCAAGAAACTAAACACTGCTACCGATCAGGCAACAGAAAAGACGGTCCGGCTGTCAACGCAAGTCCGCGCAATGCGCAATGAACTGGCGCAGATGGAACAGGCCGGACTTGGAGGAACCGCTGCTTTTGAAAAGCTATCTATCCAGGCTGCCAAACTTGAGGACCAGGTAGGCGACACTTCCAAGCGAATACGCGCCTTAGCTTCCGATACAAAAAACATTGATGCCGTTGTTGGGGCTGTCTCTGGCCTTGCTTCGGCTTTTTCGGTAGCCCAGGGAGCCGCTGCCCTACTCGGCGGCGAAAACCAGGACTTACAAAAGGCTTTATTGAAGGTTCAAGCGGCGATGGCTGTTGCAAATGGTGTTCAACAGATTGCCAATTTGCTACAAAAAGAATCCGCCGTTGTCCTTGCTGCCAGGCGGCTACAGTTGGCAGCCACAGCAACCGTTACAGGGCTTTACTCAGGGGCCACATCACTTGCCACTATTGCAACAGCGGCATGGAACCGGGTTCTTGCCCTCAATCCTATTGTTGCCATTGCTACGGCTTTGACGTTGGCAGTTACGGCGGTGTATCAGTTTGTAAAAAGCACGGACGACAGTACTGAATCGCTTAAAAAGCAAAACGCGGAACTTGCAAGACAAAAGAAATTAGTAGAGGATTCTTCCGCAGCCTTTTACGCAGCGATAAAAAGGTCAAACGAGGTTGTAAATACCGGCAATGAGAATATCATCAACAATTTAGAAACGCAAATCAAGTTAGCCAAGATCAGGGGCGCAACACTTACTGAAGTGTTTGGACTTGAAAAGAATCTAATTGATTCACGGCTTACACTTTTGAAAAATTCAGGCAATTCAGACACTGCCGAATTTAATAAACTTGTGAATGATAAAAGAGTTCTTGCGGCTCAGTATTATAAAGATATTGAGGCATTGGCAAGGAAATCCAATGAAGACTTAAAAGCCATTCCTACAGGCGGCGCAGACAGTGTGGGGACAACCGTTTCAGCTATCCCGGAAGCTATTTCAGCCGCAGAAGTTGAGCGATTTAAAACAAATCTTGCCGAACAGGGTAAGCAGGCGCGACTCAAGATCAGGCAGGATGAATCATTAGAGCAGGTTGCACTTGACCAACAACTTAAACAAGAACTGCTTAATACATCCATACAGTTCGGAAATCAGCTATTTGCCTTTGGCGCGGCATTAAATGCCCAACAGCAGGACAATCTTAAGCAAAGGCTTGATTCAGGTCGTATTTCGGAACAGAAGTACGCTAAGGAAATCGCTGAATTGAAACGCAAACAGGCCGTTGCAGATAAAGAGGCTGCCGCGTTCAATATCGTAATAAATACAGCCATTGCCATCTCAAAAGTCGCAGCACAAACCGGAATACTTGCAACAGTGTTATCGGTTGCCATTGGCGCACTTGGTGCAGCCCAGCTTGCCACAGTGTTAGCGCAGCCTATACCGGCATTCAAGAAAGGAACAAAGAAAGCCCCGGCTGGATTTAAGGTAGTGGGTGAAGAAGGCCCTGAATTATTGTACGACAAAGGCGGATATCAGATATTCAATGCCGGTGATACAAAGCAGTTTTTTGAAAATCCTTTTGCCTTCCCGGAAATGTTACCGCATATTCCGGATGAGGTGCTGACGCAATACATCACGAACAGAAGCGGTGAACAAGTGGACTATAATTCGCTTGGGAAATCCATTGCAAAGCACATAGGGGCTGAAATAGAACGTCATCCAAAAGTAGCGGTGAATATTGATGAGCGCGGATTTCAGAAGCACATGGATGAAGGGCTAAGCAGGCGTAAGTATTGGGATAATAAATTTACCTGGAACGGATGATCTGGAAATTCTATTTAGAGGATGGTGGTTATACCGCAACAGAGATTGAAAATCCTGTTGGATGGGCTGATGCCGTCTTCAATTTCAAGCGGGATAAAATATTGCACGGTGTATTCTTTGAGTACTCCATTCCGCTTAAGTTTTATGGGCTTGGGTATAATATCATCAAGACGGCCTATGATGCTGACGGCGTAGAGGCTTATCAGCGCATAATCATTGACGTTCAATGTAATTCAGGGGATGATTATGTGAATTTCTACACTGGGAAGCTAAATTTTACAAAAGTTCAATTTCAGGAATCAGATGTTTGCTTTGTGGAGGTTGTTATCGAAGATGACAGCTGTCTTTCGGCTTTTAAGAACAGGCAAGACCAGGAAGTAGAATTGAGTTCGCTTGTTTCTTTGGATGGCGAAACGATGGAGCCTTACGAATGGATCAACAAAGAAATATTACTGCCATCGAAAACAATTTTAAAAACTGACGAATGGCTATATGCTGATGAGGCTGACGGTGATATTCAAACGGCTGAAAGGAGCGACACCGGAATTGGGCTTATTGAATTTGAGCCTTACATCTGGCTAAAGACGACGGATGTTATTAATGAACTCAATGGGATCAATGAAGACCATATTGCAGGAGAAAGCGATAGTGTTACTGATGTAACGGCCACTCCTTTGTGGGTTGCTCAGGCTATCCCTGGAGACCCATCGCCGGATTGGGTGTTTAATATCAGGCAAAAGGCGACCATATCACTAACGGCATTCCTTACCAACTTAACACTTGATGGCTGTGGCACGGATGATTTTGAGGACGTTGTAATAACATTACAGATGATCAGGTATAGGCCATCTGATTTATCTACATCTGTTCACACCATTGACACGGATACATTTTCCGGCTGTCATGCGACATTTAATGAAGCCTTTGACTATACTTTTTCCGGGGCTTTCCCATCAGCACTTTTAACCGGGGATGAAGTTTCTATGTATTGGCGGGTTCAGGTGTCAGGCACTTACAGCAGGATTATTCCGCTTGACCCATCCGAACTACAAATAAATTTCACCGTCACCGATCAATCAGAAAGCTATTTCCGTGTAACACTTGAAACAAACTATTCATCCACCAATGCCAGCGTGTCAATGGTGAATGAGGCATTGAGCCGGATAACGGAAAGCATTACAAACAAATGCCTTCGCGTTTACAGCGATTATTTCGGGCGCACGGATAGCGAACCTTACGACGCGGCTGAAGATGGCTGTGGCAGCCTTGAGGTCATCACAAATGGGTTATTAATCAGGCGCAATGCTGACGCAAGTCATAGGATTTCATTTAAGAAGCTATTTGACAGCCTTAGCGCAATCCATAACCTGGGCGTAGGCATTGAGACCGATACCGACCGGACAGGATATGACAGGCTTCGTATTGAACAGGCGGACTATTTCTATGATGATACGGTCGTTTTGATTTGTGATAAAGTTCCCGACATAAAGCGGACGGTAATCACCGACGAACACTATTCGACTGCCGAATTTGGGTATCAGAAATGGGAAGCAGAGGAATTTAGTGGTCTTGATGAATTCAACACGTCGCGCAAATACCGGACGTCGTTAAAGAATATCCGTAATTCATTAATGAAGATTTCCGAACTGATTGCTTCCGGATATGCCATTGAAATCACACGGCAACAGTTTTCAACAACTTCAAAGGATTGGAGATATGATAACGACGACTTTATCATTTGTGTTACCAGGGAATACGGCGGGATAACGGTTGAACAGGGAAATATTGATACTCCGGCAAACATCATTGACCCTGACACGGTGTATAACTACCGTATTTCACCGATCAGGAACTTGCTACGGTGGATGAATAAGGTCATGGCCGGATATGTTGACCCTTCGACCAGTGGCAGCCTTTACTTCACCACAGGAACCGGCAACACGCTTGCAGAGGGGCTTTTGGAAGATGGTTGTGTATTGGAGGACGCTGCAATATCGGAGCAGGAACCGGAGATCACCGTCAACACGCTTGCAACGCCTGATGAGGGGTTACCTATCTATAAATTGGAATCATGGGAGTTTGAATATCCGTTGTCGTTCGATGATTATTCGCTTTTGAAAGCCAATCCGCGCGGTATTATTCAGGTCAGGTATGGGCAACAGACGGACTTTCAGGATTGCTATTTAAGGGAGATTCAATACCGGCCTAATCAGGGGCTTGCTACGTTTGTGTTGTTGCCATTGGGTGCAGGAACAGTGTCGGACTTTATTTTACAGGAAAATGGAGATTACTTGTTACAGGAAGATTCAGGAAAATTAAGACAGGACTAAAACACTAAAAATTGACATGGCAGATTTAAAGATTTCCCAACTTACGGCACTTGCGACATTTGCGGATGATGATTTGCTCGCAATAGTTGACACTTCGGCTACTGAAACAAAGAAAGTTGAATGGGGCGCAATGAAAACGGCATTGGCTTCAGTATTTTGGAAGTTGGACGGAAATACCGTCGGGAGTGAAAAGTGGATAGGTACTATTGACAACTTCGACTTTCCGATAAGGACAAATAATGTCCAAATAGCGGAGTTTAGTGCAGCAGGAAACTTTGGAATAGGTGTATCTCCCAATGCAGCGTATCGGTTACATAGCAAAGGTAGTGGGACTACAAGTGCAACGTATTCTTTGTTTGCTGAAAATAGTGGTTCTACACAATCACTTGGATTTAGAGATGACGGTATTATTATAAGGAATGGTGCTGTTTACAGCGTAGAGGATGGTTCTTTTGCA